ACCCGCCGATCATGAATGTGATATAATGAATTTTGATTATAAACAATATCCTAAAGATGAATTTGATATTGTTTGGGCTTCTCCACCTTGCACTGAATATAGTAATCTTCAATCTTGTTGGTTGGGTAGAAAGAAGAAAGACGGGATAATTTATACAAAAGAAATAATGGAGAAAAATATGAATGAAGCAGATAAATTAGTTTTAAAAGCATTTGAAATTATTGAATATTTTAATCCACATTATTGGTTTCTTGAAAATCCAGCAAATGGTAAATTGAAGAATAGAGATATCATGAAAGATAAACCTTTTTATGATGTTTCTTATTGTATGTATTCAGATTGGGGATATGAAAAAAAGACAAGAATATGGACTAATAAAAAAGATTGGAATAATTTAATTTGTGATAAAAGCGGAGCATGTGGAAACATGATTAATTCACAACATAATAAAGTATTGGGTAATGGATATGAAATCATAGACGGCAAGAAGGTATTATGTAATACAAAATCATTAAGACAACATAAAAAAGTATGCGACGGGGGATATGATAAAAGAAAAAAACATAAATTAAATTCAGCAAAAGATGTTCATACTGTTGGAGAAAAAAAAGGTAAAGTTAATTATAATAACGGCACAAATAAATTAGATAGATACAGAGTTCCAGAAGATTTAATATTCAGTTTGTTTTTAGATTGAACCATTCACTAAAAACGCGTCCAAAACCCAAAAATATTTTATCTTAAATGTTAGAGAATGAGATTTGATACAGACTACGCTAAAGGCAAACAATCTGAAATAGATTCATTAGATGATTTATCTAATTTTTTTAAGACAGAATTGATTCATGATGATAATAAATTTACTCATTTTGATTTTTTTTCTAAAGATCAAAAGACATTTGTAGAACTTAAAACAAGAGAAAATACAGAATATAATGAACAAGGTGGATATTTTACTCATACAAGACCTGATGGAAAAAAGAGTAATTTTTGCACATTATATTTTGATGCGATAAAGAAACACGAAGCATATAAAAATAGAAATACAGATAAAAAATATTTCATAGTTTGGAAAATTTCTGGTGAATACTTTTATTGGCAGATTAATCATGATAAAAAAGAATATTATATTGAAGACCAATTTGCTGACAGGGGAAAAGGTTTTAAACAAAATACAGCTGTAGTGAATGTTAAAGAATATGCGTTAAAACGATTTTAAAATTATCTCTGTTAAGTTAACTAAATGCCAAGTCATAAAGAATGTGGGAGAAACAGAAATAATGAATATGTTCATCAAACCGTTGAATCTTATTTAGAATGGTTCGCAAAAGCATATCCAGAAAAGAAAAAGGCGAATCGATGGCGTGTGTACAGAAAAACTACGAAACCAGAAGATTATATTTTAAAAAAAGATTACAAAGAAATTATTTTATCATTTGATTAATTTTATAATCAATATTAAATGAATAAAATATTTGTCGTTAATTTGGATTCAGCAAAAGACAGATGGAAACATTATGAAGGTGATGATAGATTTACAAGATGGTCTGCTACATGTAGAAAAGATTTAACTGAAAATGATCCAATTTTTAAGAGAATGATATCATATCATAATATTAATCCTGATGAACATATTGCTAAATGTTGTTGTTATGTAAGTCATAGAAATATATATAGATACATTGTAGCGAATAAAATGAATAAAGTTTTAATTTTAGAAGATGATGCTTTCCAAGTGAATGATATTCCAAATCCAGATGATTTACCAGATGATGGGTTCACTTACTTGGGTGGATTTAGTAGTCATACAAGATTAACAGATGGTCCTTTAAAAGTAGATTTTAAAGAAGGTGTTAATCAGATAAAAAACGATGAATATAGAATGATAATGTGTTTAGCGATATATATTCCAAATTGGCAGACAGCAAGAAGGATGTATGATTCATTAGATTATAATGGGCGATGCCGAGCTGTAGATACAATGTTAAGAAATGCTTTTTGTAAACAGTATGTGCAGTATCCAGCGGTATTTGTTGAGAGACCCGATCCATCACAAATTAGAAAAAATAAGAGAAAATTCAGTAATAGTAAATATGAACATGTAAGTGCTAAAATGATAATGGATGAGATTAATCTTTTGACTTAACAATGCGACCATCTTTCAATACTACCTTCCTTCCAGCGTCAACATAGTAATCTACTTCATCATCTTTATAATCAATGATATGAACTATTTTACCTTCATCATTATATTCCCAACCATAATATCCAAGAAGAGTCTCAAATTCTGTATCTTCTTGAATCTCCCGAAGAATCGGAGACCACTTATCAAAATAATCTTTATATTTATTGACACCATCTATATCCATCTTGATATCATTTATCTGTGCCTGCTGATCAAGGAACATTTTGATGAGTTCATCCTTCTTGATTTTCTTGAGAGCAGTTTTGTTGTAAAGAGTCGCCATTTTTATGATTTGTATTTGATTAAATCAATCAAAAATCTAAAATCAAATTTTTAATGAGTTTTGATGGTTTGAGAACTATTTATTGTTCCTTAATGTAAATTTTGTTCTGTGTAGCGACACTATGCCCCATAATTTTAGCGAGTTCTGCCTGTTCTTTATTCTTTTGAGCGAATTTTTCACTTGGAATAATATGACGAAGCATAGTCGTTGAGATCTTCTTATCAATGTATTTTTCAGAATATCTGGTTAAATACTGTGTCATTAAATTAGAATTCATTTCTACTTCTTCACCTTTCTTTGTAATTGTAAATAAAATATCATTATTGTTTTTGTTTAAGATTTTGATGAATTGTCTAAAAACCTTCTCAATATCTTTATCTAAAGTAAATTTAATCTCACCGTATTTGAGATTCGTTTTGTAATTATTTAGAGATACAAACATACTTGATTTTTCTCTCACAAGATAATTATTGTTCTTTTTCACATCATCCTTTAATTTATTGTAATCACTTTTAGAGAGTAATATCATTCCTGCGAGATTATTTCTTGTTGGATATCTTATGAAGAATGTAAACATAGTATAAGCTTGGAGAAGTTCTACATCTGATTTTTCTAATTTAGATTTACGCTTGATATCTCTACGATTAATATCCTTTAACATTAATTTTAACATATCATTAAGAGTTTTTACAGATACAAATTTCTCTTTTTGTGATTCAGATAATTCACCTGTTGATTGTTGTTTCATATAATCTTCATTTAATTTATCTCTAATAGTTTGATATTCTTTAATGAGTTCATCAAAAATCTTTTCATGATTAAGAGCAAGTAATAATACAATAATCGCATTGTAATAACCCTTTTGAGTATTTGGTGAATAAGATTTGAGAAGTTCTTTTACATCATCAATTTCTTCAAGAAATGTATAATTATCAGAATTCTTTTTCTTCTTTAATGTCATTAATTTCTTTTCATATTCTTTGATAGTGCTTTCCTTACGAGTGGGATTACCCTTCTTAATAGTATCAGCGATATTTTCAGTTGAGATGTTCATTTATATAAAATCTATTTAGATTTATTTTTAAATAAAAATAAAAAATCAAATTTATAAGAATTATTTTAATTAAGCATTGTATACTTCAAAAAATCCATCCGATAACCTTGCGACACGAATGTATTCACAATAACAGCGTAGTAAATCAACAACTCTGCCACTAGACGGGGCATCATTAGTAATATGAAGTTCAATGCCCCGCTGACCAACTCTGCCATTGGTGAGACGAGTTCCAAGATAAAACATATGACCTTCCATACCCGTCTGAGCACGACCTTGATAACTATCACCAGTTATACCACCTGCAACAGTTCCACAATCACTATATTCTTGGCGAGTAATGAATGGGACGCCTTCAGATTGCTGGAAAATAGAGAATAGACGCGAAATATTATCAACATCTGATGTAAACTCAAATCTATCATTGTAGCGGAGATTATATTTAACTGGTCCCCTTACACCACTAGCGTTTACAACGGGTGCCATAGAGTTATTCTGTCCAAAGATAGTATCTTCATCTTGTGCAGACGCTGGTAGTAGAGTAATCACACGGGGAACCATACGATTCGCCATACCAAGATTTCTGATTACTCCACTTGCGAGTTGGGTTGGAGATGTAGTGTGTTCTACTAAACGATAATCAACAAATGAAAAACTCATATCTTTGCCACGACCCATAGCAAATCTATCCATTTCATCGCTGGAACCATAAAAGATGTAATCAGCACAGAATTTAAGTTCATCCCGAACAATTTCACACGCAACATCAGCAGTTTGACCCGAAGATATCTGAACACGATGATCCTTTGTCGGTTGGAAAGTTAATTCAATATTGATTGGTTCTTTAATTAAATATAAAGGAAGCTGATTAACTTTAAGGAATGGGAAAAGGTCGCTTAAATCAATACTGTATGAAGGACATTCTTCTGGTGAACCAGTATCCATTCTTGCCCAAGAAGGTTGATTTAATCTATCATTTGTAATATCATATTCCATTTCATTATCTAAACCGTAATTATCAGCGAAAACTTTACTATCATTATTGTAAATAAATCCATGATTCATAATACGACCAGTTAAATATGCTTCTCTTTCTCTATTGTTTTCATTTGTAATTAGAGACGACTTAACAGCGTGAAGTCCCGCCCAACTATCAATTTCATTAAGAGTTTTATTTCCAATCTTGAGAACCGCCTTTTTGATGACTTGTCCAATGCCGACATGCGGTTGAAGGAATACATCAGTCTGTCCAGCTCCGGGTTTTAAAGCGACGAATATTTTTGAGTGGGAATGTAAGAATCCTTTGTTCTGTAAAGTGAAACGGGCGAAACCATCGGTAGTGGCTGCTCCCTGTGAGAAAACGACTGGTTCCAGTAAATCGGTTTCGAGTTGCTGTGTGTAATTAGCGGGTATCTGATCAAGCATAAGGAAGTTGGGAATCTGGGAATCATCATCGTCCATCTTTATTATTATAATTTTAATATTATAAAAAAATCAAAAATAAATTAATCAAAATAAAAAACGTAGAAAAAAACTTTAGATTACTTACTGTCTTAACTGAACGCCCTGCGGGGAATATAAGAGTTGAGACTTGGACTTAATGAAGATGTAAACGCCCATCGGGTTATCGGATTTAAGGTCGCTATCAATAGATAGACCCCACTGCTCCTGCGAGAAATCATCCCCGCTTTCACCGATACCATACTTGACTGCTAAACCATAGACACCACCACCTTCGGCGATGTTAAGGTATGAATCTTCACCCGTAGCAGAAGTTGTCATATTGTAATTTCTGTTTGTATTTGCTGGACTTACAGATAGACGTTCCATAGAATATTGACTGTCGGGGGAAATTGCCTGAACTAAATTTTTGATTATCTGCGGGTCAACGACCTTTGATTCGGTATTCGTAGCATCTACGATATTGGTGACATAATCAAAATCTGCTGGATATTTAGAACCACCCTTTAACCACTGAACTCTACGGATTGGGGCAAGAGCAGTTTTAGATGCTCCATCACCACTTGGGAATGTAGTTGCTTGTCCATCTTGTGTAAGAGTATTTATATTGGAAACAGGCATGAAGGTGACAAAAGCAGAAATAACATTCTGTAAAGCGAGTGAATACTGAATCTGAGCATTCGTAGAATTAATACTCGTGTAGAGAGATGTAATAGTATTAAAATCATATGCTCCTTCACTGCCACTTGGAGTTCCAGCTGGAATATCAGAAACTTCACAAGTTAATTTAAGATTAGATAATTCATAATGAGCATCTCCAATACCAGTAGTAGAACCATCAGTATTAAAAAGAACATTACTATCTGGTTGAAGTAAAAATTCTAACTGAATACCACCAAAACCATCTGGGCGTAAATCTACCATCTGTCCAGACTGCATAAATCCACAGGGGACATGAAATGAAAATTCATTTGTCTGGGAAACAGCCGCATCGGCATTTTCCATCACAGACTTGCGGAAAGTAGTGGCATTCGGGTAAATCAAGCACGACTGTTGGAGATGACCCAGCTGGTCTTGTAGAGAACTAGTACACGAAAGGTATGAATTCATAAATTTAGAATAATGACGAATATTTTCACACACCATTTTTGAGCGATTCGCACGAATAGTTAGAGATTCTATAACATTGTAAATACCAAGACGATTATTCATTGTGACATCATCTCCATCTACTAAACGAGTGGGAGTAGCAAGATTATCTTTGAAAGCATTAAAATTACCAACTATTCTTACTGTGGATGGATCAAGCATACCATCCTGAGCAGATACTGTGAATGAAAGAACGGGAAAACCATTCTTAAAAGATATCTTTCCGTCAGCTGGAATATTATCTGGGCGAATCTCAATATAGCGACTTGTCATATTTTATAATTTAAATATTATAAAAATAATAAATATTAAATTAATAAAAAAAATGAAAATTCTTTATATCAATTTAGATGAAAGGAAAGATAGAAAACAACATATTGAAAAATTATTTCCAGAAGCTGAAAGAGTAATCGCTGTAAAAGATAAATGTGGTTATATTGGATGTGTAAAATCTCATATTAAATGTTTACAACTCGCTAAAATAAGAAGATATAATCAAGTAATTATTCTTGAAGATGATTTTAAATACAAAGATAAGAGAACTTTAGAATATATGAAAATACCAGAAAAATATGATATGTTATTGTTATCTAATTTAATCAGTATGAAAGATACAGAAAATTATGATGAATCATTTGACAGAGTATTTAAAGCACTATGGACTTCTGGATATTGTATTCATCAAAAATTCTATCAAAAATTAATTGAAACTTTTGAAGAATCATTAAAAAATTTACAAGAAAATTATTGTAGAGAAAATTATTTAGATGTTTATTGGAATAAGATATTTTCAGATAATTTAATTTTAAAACATAAAAAAATGATTGGAACTCAATTAGAGATGGATTATAGTAATATTCAGAATAAAGTGATTAAAAGAAGTAATTAAGCGTAGCAAACTATGTTAAAATCACATCACAACTTCTACTGAACCGTCCCGAATCACAAGACGGCGAACATGAACAACATAAGAATTAAATAACTTGCCCTTGCTCGGTGCTGTAGATGTCTGGTACCGAAGGACAACTGCTAAATCCTTACCCCTTAAATCTAATACGCCATTCTGACCACCCGCAGAGAAACCACGCCCGAAAACAAAGTTGTTTTGGAATTCACTAAAAGAGCGGGGTTTGATACCAGAATTATCTAATGTCTTCTCGAGTTCATACAGATGAAACGCATCTAATGAATTCTTTGTTGCTAATTTTCTTGTAGAAATTTCGCGACTTGGAACACGCTTACCGTTGATAGTATACTGAATGCTTGATAATTCATCAATAATACCAGTGTATGCTGAACGATTGGAAGCGATACAAATATCGTGAGCCGCTTTACTTGTAGTATTATCAACATCATAACCAGTTCCTTTGATAAGATAAGTTCCCGACCCAGAGATTAACTGTGCCGAAGTATATACTGAACTATCTTGTGGAATAACTAACAGTGCCTTTGCCCGACTATTCTGTGCGAAAATCTGAAACGTAGTTTGTCTATCACTTGCTAAAATACTATGCTTGTAATTGGTTGCCGACATGATATCAAACTCAATTGCTCTGCCTTCCCGAACTTTATTCATCATTCCCTGCTCAAATGATGGGTCTAATTCTACTTGTGAAACAATTAGATTTACATTACTGACTTCATAACTTGCATCATATGAAGCTGCGTCTGCTACTGCTGTAGAATACAATACATAATCATCATTTATAGCAACTCCATTATTGGTTAGTGTAGCATCAAGAACAACTTCTATTAAACCTTCACTACCATTCGCAGCCGAAGATAAATTGATTTCACTAATAGTCGCAGCCGCCGATAAATCAGAAGCACTACCATTATTATTGACTCGGCAGAAATTAATAGTTTCACCAACAACAAATGGGAAACGTGCTACTCTTTCAGCACCAGAAAGATTATTTAAATCTGAAACATAGAAAGTATCAGCTGTGGCTGCGTTCGCCCAAGTATTGGGAGTAGATGAACCATTTAATGAATGGAAATGTGGATTCAGTGGAGTTCTGTTATCCCGAAGCACTGAATCTAACTGCTTAATAATATTTTCACTTTCATTTAAATCAATTTCGATATAAAGACCATTTGTCATCATAACTGGGAAAATAGATACTGAATCAGCAAAAATTCCCGTATGAAGGGGCAGTGTAATTTTCGCATTTAAGAAATCACTATCAGAGAAAGCAGTAGATTGATTACCCGAAGTCTTTTTGAAGAAGGGATTAGTGATTGTATTTGCCATAGCAGTCTTGCTTGTGCCTTGATCGCCACGATTATCGGGTTGATGAACAGCACAACCTTCTGTTAAAGCACGCATATTTTCAGTGGTTTTATCTTTATCATAATCATACTTTACAGATACATAAGAAGCATAATCAGAATATTCTTCAAGAAGTTGACCACGGGAACCATCATAAATACGAATATTTTTGATGATAGTAGACGTGCATTTATCTAACTGTAATCGGGTTGGAGTTGCTCCCGAAGGTAGAGATAGTTTTACATTAAATTGTAAATAAGTTTCGCGACCATCCATGAATTTAGTGGAAGGATCTACAAAGAGTTGAACCTTCTGTCCGGGCGAATAAGATAAACCATTTTCACTCGGAACAGAGATTTTTCGTTCACCAACTCTAACAGAATCATCAGCAGACCAGTAAGTTGACATATTTATAATTTAAATATTATAAAAATAATTAAAAAAATATTATCAAAAAAGTTTTAGAAAAAATTTTAAAGTTTTAAAGTTTTACTGAACTCTTCCAGTGGCAACAGTTTCTTGAACAGGAGCAGCAATTGTCTGTTCGGTTTCTTTCTGTTGCTGTGTTTTTAAATCATCTCCTTGTTTATCTTCATCTAATTTTTCACCAACTGTATCTGTAATACCAGATGCTAAATCAAGAACACCACCAACTAATTTTGCGGGTGGAAAGAATGAACCCACTAAATCTCCAACAGTTCCACCAATCTGTAAAAGATTACTTGCTTTTTCCCAATCGTTATTTCCGACAATCTTTTTTGATTTAATATCTTCATATAAATCCATCCCACCAAGTGCGGCTGAACCAAGAACACCAACTTTACCAGCCGCTTTACCAAAAGCACTTTCAGCGACTTCTCCACCTTCTTTTTCTAAACCTTTCGCTACTGAACCAGTAGCACCTTCCGAAGATGAAGCAATTTCAGATACAGTTTCTGCGTTTGGTGCTCCTTCGGAGATTGCTTCACCAGTAGTTTCAGTAGTAGATTCAACAGGAGCAGGTTCTTGACTTGGTAAAGTTCTGGATCGCCGAACTGAACCTTCAGTTGGATTGGGTGCGTTTCTGGATGCTTTCCATTTATTGTATTCAGCAACTTTTCCGGGAATATCTTTTGCTGACCACAGATTAGTTGCTTGTGTTTTAATCTCTGCTATTGTATTCGCTGATTTTTCTTGTTCCCTTAAACCTTGTATCTTATCAATTACATCATTATTATGTTGTTTAACACGATCATTAAAATCTCTAACCTGTTGCATTCTTGCGTTTCCCATTGCAATAGCATTGCCATTGGTTCCATATAAATCTGCCATTTTATAATTTTAATGTTATTTTATTTTAATTATCAAAATAATTAATTAGTTTCTTTGAAACAACTGCTAGTCTATTTCTAATTCTTCTGTTTCTGTATCTCTTGTTGGATATATTTTAGTTTCATGACGAATATATGCTTCTGCTGGATTTTCAGATAATTTTAAATACAGAAATGAATATCTATCTTTATGTGCTTCATTGTATAATTCAATAAATTTATCATAACCACCGACTAAATCACCGTATTCTTCTGCTATTTTATCTAGTTCCTTTTGGTTCTGCTGTTTACATATAATCACATCGGTTGCGTTATTACGAATCATACCCGAAACAGCACGGAAACTCTGAACAGCGATTAAATAAAAATCAATGTAATGTCTGAAACGGGTTGAGAAAAATGATACATGATTAGTTCGGGAAAAGTCTTTAGTTAATACATCATCCATCACAAGAGCATAAGTTGGTCTATCTTCTTTATTTTCATATTGTCCTTGAGACTTCTTAATATTCTCAATAATAGTATCTTCATAATGATCCATACAATCAAAATGTTTTGATAAAATCTTTCCTTTATTATCTGTATGAAGAGTAGTGGATACGAATTTCACAACATCGAATTTATCTTTGAAAAAATCTGGATTACAGAAATAATTCACAAGTAGATTACTTTTCCCAGATCTTACTGAACCGATAATTAAACATAAGGAAGGCATAGACATTAAATTTGGATGAATATCATTAAACTTTGCTGATGGGGTTTCATCCTTTACTTTTAAAACTTTGGGAACACTTCTCTTTTCTTTAGCTTTCTTTGCCATTATATATAATATCTATTATAAATATTTATTTAATATTTTTTTATTTCTTTTCACTAACATTTCCCTGAGTTTCACAGGGTTAGATGGTGTATATCTTGGTTCACCACCACAATTGTAATGATTAAATTTTTTCAACCAATTGCCACGTTTACCATACAAATGATAAATGAAATCATCGCATTGCCAGTCTGTAATCTGTGGTGGAAATATCCACCCGAACATCTTATAATGTTTCTTATGAAATAAGAATTGTGTGGGGATGGCTGGGTTGTTTGAGAAACCCGAAGAATAACCAATATTATTTTTCATCTTTAAACAATCAATAAATATTCTTAACCAGTTTATATCTGGATCAAATCTTATATCATCACCACAGACCTGCATGTAATCAAATCCATCTTGAATACAAGTATTCGCTAAAACATTCCAGATATGAGTTGGTTTCCCCTTAAAGTTTTCATCAAAAGGAATCCATTTCAAAGATATATTTTCATAATTATCTGGTAATGAAATATTACTGAATAATCTATCATCATCATTATAACCGATATAAACAGTTATATCACAAAAAGTTGTTAAATCAGATATACTCGGTAAAAGTATTTGGTTTAAATAAGTTTCTCTAAAATTATTCCAATCTCTCTTATTACTTGTAGTTGGAACAAGGAAAGCGATTTTCTCTTTTTTATCATTCAGTAAATCATTCTGTGGAAGAGTATTAAAATACTTACTGATTGAAACTTTATTATTATAATTTGTAATATTTTTATGCTTGTTTGCTGACCCCATCTTGTTTATGAAATCTAAAATATAAGATAATTCTTCCCAAGATTTTAAGTGAACCCTTTTCCCATTGGGAACATTATATCTATCTCCTTTTCTTTGATAATCATTAAAAAAATAATTTGGATTATATTCTGGTGTTTTAGTTATCATTAATGAACCATCTTTTTGTTTTTCACATTCAGGTATGAATTCTACATAATCACAATCAAAACCAGCGATATGAATATTCTTGTAATGATCTAAAGCGAAAAGAACTGCTGAACTTCCACTACACCAAGTCTGAACTAATTTAAATAATGAATTTGTATCTTTCATTAAATCTTCAATGAATACTATTGAACCATCTTTGGGATAATCGTTCCATATATTTTTGATAGAATTACTCAATAAATATTTCTTACACTTACCCTGTTTGACATATTCCATCACTTCTTTATTATGTTCGCACACAACACGATCCACATTAATATACATTGTCGGATGAATATTAATTTTGTTCCAATAGCGGAATGCCAAGCAACAACCAATCCACTCAGTATTAATCCGTCTAAAATCAAAGGTTTGTAGTGACTTACCGTTTCCAAGCACGAGAACATTACTCATTATATTATCAAGAAATATTTTATTTTTGATTTTTAAACCCGTTTCACTTGCCCCACCAAGAACTAATATTTGAATCGTGAAAATATGGATTATCAGATGAATTATTTATCTTTTTCTTTTCATTAAATACTGTGAGTAAATCGTGTATATCTTCTTTGGGAACATGTCGCTTTAACATATAGTGTCCAGTTGTCTGAAAGACCAATCTACCTTTCCAAGTTTCATATATTTTTTTATTTTGTTTTTCATAAGTTCTTCTTTCAACCGATTCCATAATATCTAAAAATAGTGGATTACGATAATTAGATCCCATTACTGCGTTGTATGGTAATTTATCTTTATCAATATGCCACGTTGTAAAGACTTGTTGATTATTCTCTAACGGTGTTAAATCTTGTATTGGATAAACATCACAATCTAAATACCATCCGCCATGAATAAACAAGATAAGATATCTTATGAAATCACATCTTTGAATTGGATATCTAAATTCTGTCCACAGAACAATATATTGTGGGAAATATTCAACAAGCAATTCTTCACAATCCTTTAAGTCCCATAGTTTATATTCATAACCGTAATTTTCAGCGAATTGTTTAACCTTTGTAGTATGTTCTTTAAACTTGGGAATATCATCAAGTGATTTTCCATCATTAAATATTCCGTAAATCTGATGAATCTTTTTTGGTATTTTCATTTATAATCTTTAATTAGAAAAAAAAGCATTCATCAAAAACTTGATTGATTTTAAAAACAATATTAAATAAAGAAATTATCTCAACGATAAAGAGTTTTGATTCTCAACGAGTTTTTACTGAACCCTTTTAACAAACATTATAAACTTTAGATAATGATTCTAATGTTATTGGATACCGAACTCTATACCATTTTCTTTTTTTACTATTTGGTGTCTGTAAGTGAGACCACCAGAAATTTACATCAGTAGTGAAACCATTACTATTTGTTGCTCCTTTCCCACCTTTACGTTTTATCAAATATTTATAACATCTTTTGCTATAAATACTGTTTTCATAAAAGATATAATTATCATCTTCATAAATTATATTTTCTTCTTCTGCTTTGCTTGCCATTTATAGAAAATAAATAATTATCTTTTAAATATTAATAACAAGCATCCCAGCGATTCAGTAATCTTCCATTAGTATCACGAGCCCCATATCCTTGAATTTTCTTTTGTAAATCTTTCTTTTGCTGATCTATCATTTGCTGTTTTTTCTTTTCTTCTTTGCGTGCCTTACGAATAGTTTCATAATTCATAATTGCTTGTAATTGTGCATCTTCTAAATCCTTCTTTGTGAACATAGCATTTTGCTGAACAGTAGCAGGAGTAGATTTAACTGGTTTATCATTGACGACTTCATCTTCTAATTGTTCTAAATCTTTTTGTGCCTTTTTCTTTTTTAGTTCTTTTGTTTTAGTTTCTATTTCTTTCATTTTTTTCTTTTCTTCTGCTTTTGCTCTTCTTGTTGCCAGTGCTTTTTCACGTGCTAATGCTAACTTTGCCCTGTGTTCATCAGATAATTTACGCTTTGTTTTCTGCTTCACTTGTGTCTGCTTCACTTGTGTCTGCTTCACTTGTGTCTGCTTCACTTGGGGTTTCGGCGTTGGTTCATCTTCATGTATTTCATTTATGATTATATCTTCATTGAAACCATTTAGTGATGGATTTACATTATCAAAAATATCATTCTCTACTATTTGCTCACGCTCTATCACTTCGGGAACTTCTATCGGTAATCCTTCTACTTCTGATATTGTATCTTCGGGTAAGGGTTCATCAACTATTTCTGGTTCAAAGTTTAATTGGATGCGTGGTGCTACTTTTTTACTCATTTATTATTAAAATCTATAAAAAAATAACTAAAAATTTATTTAAATTTGTTTAATTTTGTCATCAAACACTAATTATAAAAATCTAATGGATTTTGGCTTACATTAACTCCTTGGGTTTCTTACGGAAGTAGAGAGCAACTATACTCTGTCCCACAAGTATTGTAGAATATTGTTCATTCACATAGCAGAATGAAATATCAAACTCATTCACTGTTAAAGGTGCTGGATTATCTAAATCTAACCAAACAAGATTAGATGGTTCATATGTTTGGCGACCCGTTTTAGTTTCTAAATCAGTTAAATGAGAAATAATTTTTGATCTATTACCAACACGAGCATTAGTAGTATTTTGACCGAAGTTATTTAATCTTACAAACATAGATAATGAATTAGTTAAACTGGGAGTAGTATCAGATTTATATATTTTCAGATTTATGTTTGGTGAACCAATTTCACTTGGTGAATCTACAACACCACCAGCGAAACCAAGAGTCGGTCCAGCATTCGCCCCAGCCGTTCCATCATAAATATTACTTTCTTGAAAGATTAATACATGATCATAAACTATTCCATCAGAAGCATTCACTTCAACTTGGGTATAAGGAGTTAATGTCGCACTAGTTCTTATGATATCTCTACTTTCAACTTCTTCGCATAATCTTAAATTTCCAGTGAGTTCCATTGTTTCATACCATCCACCTTTATAAACTACCTTCGGGTCATAATCTACAACATCTACATCATTAAAATCTGTAATTTCTAAAGTGCAGTTAAGAGCACCTGTGTCTGCTCCCACAGCTAATACTGGATGAAGACACCAACACGCTTGATGAACTGGTTTGAAAAAACTATCCTTCGGTTGACCAGAAGTATATTCTGTAATAGTCACCCAAACACTTTTACTATTATCATATATCTTTGCTTTGACTACTTCACCTTCAACTTCAAATTTCACATCTGTATAATCTTTTCCAGTTAAATCTTCTTGTGATGTGAAACCACTAGTGCTATTCGTCCAATATTCTATTTCTTGGAAAATTAATCCATCACCACTTGGTTCAGCTACTTCATAACCAAATTGGAATGCTCTTAAAAGTCCATCATCCGTGCGACCAATTCCAAAATCCATAAAACATTCTTCTTCAAAAGCATTATCTGTATCACTGTAATTAGTATAAGGTGGATAATAATAACCGTTTTCATCTACATTGTTAATATATCTACTTAAACCGACTTGCCACTCAACTCCCGAAGCATTTGCTCTGCCACTCGTTCCAGAAATATTTACAGCGAATTCACCTGTTAAATTCATCATGGGTAAAGCGGGACAAATAGCAGTGCAGAATTTAGATGGTGAATCTGCTGTGCGAGTAAATACACCACCAGTGTATGTAAATATACCAGAACCACTTTTATCTGAATATACGTCATCATCTCTAAACCATTGCTCAAATGTATTATCAGCTGGAATACCAGCGACTTTATCAGTAGTTTGATCATAACTTATTTTGTATCCGAGAAAATCACGACCCGAAGCATTCCTTAAAACTTCAACACTTGCGTTTCCTTTTAGATTGGGATGATATGTAGTCTGTCTGATAGCATCCTGAACAACATTTGCTAAATCTTCAACAGATAATTCTAAAACTTCATTTTGCCGATTAGTATTCAGTAATAAATCAGTTAACACAGGATAACTTGTTGTATCATAACTTTGTGGAGTTCCACCAGTAAGGGATAATTTCTTACCGAAATACTGAAAAAATTTATTGTTCGCTTCCGTAACTAGTTGGCGACCATCAATATTTACTTTACAACTTTGAAGAGCAACCTGAGCATCAGCAGGTATGTTATAAGTAGAAGTTAAAGTGTTTCTGAAAGACCAAGGTTCATATATAGACGAAGACTGTCTATCACTCTGGGCATCAGCATCTTGATTAGAGCAAATAACTAAACTCATTTTATATAATTATAATTAATAAAATTATATTTTTAAAAAAATAAAAGTAATTCATATAGAATGACACATCATAAAAAGCAACTGAATAGTAAAGTTCCTTCTTATCGTCAAAAATCTCAATATCAAGATGATATGAGAAAAACAAAAGAAAGAGAAAAAATTAATCCCAAAAAAATTTTTGATGGCGACAAAAAGAAATCATCAAAAAAAACTCGCGGTCAAAAAAAGAAATATTAATATAATTTATTTTAGTAGATGGGTTATTTCTTCAATGGGATATATTATGAAAAATTTACATCAATAGCATATCCTTTATCAAGTTTCCCTTCAGGTGGATTATGGAAAAGTTTACCTTCATTTTACATGGATTATGAAGAAGAATATAAGAAATCAGAATCTAAAAGAAAATCACAATTTGAAGAAGAAAGGAACCGTAAATCTAAAGAAAATACTCGTAGATTCTTCAAAAGTTTCTTTGGATGGGATTTGCCAGAAGAAGATCCAATATCATTCAGTGAAGATTATCCTTATAATGTTTTCGGTTTAAAAAAATCAGCATCAAGTGAAGATGTTAAAAAAGCATATCGTAAAGAGATATTAAAATCTCATCCAGATAAAGGTGGTTCTAATGAATTATTTAGAAAAGTTCAAGAAGCTTGGGAATATTTTAAAATGAATTTCTGAGATTGAGATAACTTTGTTGAAAAGGAGTCGTCAAAAATTTCTTCGGTTCCAAAATGGCACTTTCACTTAAAAACATAAAATGAAATTATAATTGTAATAATATGTCAGAATATATTCCAAATCAAATAAATAAAGAACAGTTGATTGAGATTATTAGAGAAAAAATGTTATCGAAACATAATAATATTACTGAAAATCAAAGAAAGAAATTTAAAAAATCATTATCATCTCAAAGCGGTAATAATGTAAAAGATTTTCTTGTAGAATTATTACTCATTGAAACAAATAAAGTAAATCATCTTGAAAATGAATTATATCAACTTAGAAAAATTTGATTTGTATTTAAAAGATAAACATTCAGTATAATTAGTTATAGAAAATGGAATTTAAGAATCTAGAAGGTTTAAGTGAACGCACACTGAAATTTATGATCGTTGATTTATATTCTCAAAATGATAAATTAAAGAAAGAAATTAAAGAATGTGAAAAACCACTTCTTAAAAAAATTAGTGAACTTAATATGAAGAAAAATTCTCTTGATTATGAGATTCTATATTATAAGAGTATTATTGATACTTTTGATAAATCACGTCAACAAGTTGGTTCATGGTTAGAACAATGCTGTGAACAAGCAGATAATGTATTAGCAGAAGATGGTAAAACTCTTCAAGCACCCACATCATTTAGATTATTATATGATAATTTTAGTGAATGGTGTTGTGATGTTCTTGGTTTGCTATCAAATCAAATACCAGATATGAAAGATTTTAAAACTGAACTTAAAAAGTGGCAAGAGAAATCTCAATATGGATTAAATTACGGGAAGCGAAAGGATCAAGCAGGTCCCAATGGTTATGAAGCACATATGTTATTTAATCTCAAGATATTATAATTATGTTTCTAATATTATAATATGTCAAAACCAATTTCAGTAGTCATCAAAAAATCGTCAAAACCAGAAAAGAAATTACAAGCAGTATTTACATTAGAGAATGGTAGAAAGAAAACAGTTCATTTCGGAGCGGCTGGCATGTCGGACTATACCAAAAACCGAGACAAAGATAGAAAACAGAGATATATAAAAAGACATCGTCGTAATGAGAACTGGTCATCGCCGATGACGGCTGGTGCATTATCTCGTTATGTTCTTTGGAACTTACCAACACAGGGGGCATCTATAACTGATTATAAGAAAAGATTTAATCTTAAATAACTTACTGTGTTTTTCCATTACACGCTTTACAAAGAACATTTCTGAACATTCCAGTAGCATGACAATGATCCATACATTTTTGATTTTTCCCACGACCTTCTAAAAATATATTACAATTATCACAATTAGTAGTATTCATATAAATCGGATAAACATAATAGAAAGTATCTATATTTAAACCCCTTCTCTTCCAATTACTTTTTATATTATTCTTTTTTTGTTTTTCACGATATTCCTTAACTTTATCTGGATTATCATCTCTATATTTTTTATTTCTATCATATTCTTTTTGCTTATGCTTGTGAAAATAAGTGCTATTATATTGATTTTGTTTCTGTTTATCCATTACATCAATTTACTTACCCATAATGTCTTTATGTGCTTTTCTCGCAGTAGTCTTCGGGTCTTTACGCATACGACTCATAAGTTTCATTCTATGGCTCTTCATTTCAGAAGAAGACATTCCATCCTTTTTCATCTTATTCATATGTTTTGTTAAATCTTCTTTCTGCTTATCAGAAAGTTTCTTTCCTTCACGCTTCTTCTTCTCAACAGGTGCTGGGGCTGGGGCGGCTGCTTCGCTTGCGGGTGCTTGTTCGCTATCTGAATAATCACTCATTGTATATTTATACTAATAAATTTATTTTAATATTATAAAAAAAACGTAGTAATAATATAGAATGGCAAATCAATTTACTGATTTACAAATCATTGAATGTAATAGATTACATAGTGAAGAAGCAAAATCTGATAATAATGAAAACTTTGCTCTGTGGCAAACTAATTTACAAGATATTGTTCATTTAGATGCGGGTGATAAGGTTTCGGTTCACGGTGCGATGGTTTCAGAACGTGGTGCTGGTCAACCAAGTAGTCTTGAAATAAAAGGTATTAATCTTGGATTCACTAAAGATTTTGATTTTACAACATATGAAGAAAAGAATGCTTCTGATTTTTTAGCGAGTAAATATGAAATTATCGAATGTAATGCTTCATCAAAAACTATCTCTATTAGAGATGATACATTAAATTTTACTACAAGTTATTACATTAATGCTAATGGTCATAATTACATGCATCTTCCGAGACGCTGGTGGTATAAAGAAGACAGCACTTTAAAGTTAGATTTACAATGGACGGATTCAGATGATTTAGATGCTGGATTATCATATTTTAATCCTTTTAAAGATACATTCGGTTTTCTTGATGATTACTATCAAATAATACCAACTACAACTGATTATAATGCGTCTTCTAAAAATTTCAAACCAAAAAACAATAATGAAAGATATACAATCTTGATGAGAGATAAAACTTTTTATAGTGAATCATCTGCCAGTGGTAATTTAAATGCTTCAAATGTAAGAGACCCAGAAAATCATATTTACAGAACTTTTAAACAATTAAAAACTATTAATGTTCCTGCGGGTTTTAATTCACCAGAATATGTTGCGAATGAAATAACAAGACAATTACAAAATATCAAAGAAGTAAAAAGATATGAATTTAGAGATCCAATAAGAGATTTACCAGTTAATGGGTCAGTTCCGGGTTTTCCAATACGTATGTATGATACAATTGAAACAGAAACATATAAACCTTTTAATGTAGCATATGCTTATCGTGGAAATCAAGCAGCTGGACCAACATCACCTTCAGATTTTTCTGGTGTTAAAAATGATTTTAATTTTTATATTGATGGTGGTAATGACTCATCAGATAATGCTTCTGGTTATGAATATTTATCTCAATATCATGTAGTAGCAACTAAAAGACCAGAACTATATGAAACTGGGAGATTAGTTAATAGATATTTTACGACATATCGTGGTATATTTGGTTCTGTAATGTCTGGGACATCTTTTGGCACTGGAAGCGAAGAATCAAGAAGGTTAACAATATCACAAACTTATACAGAAGAAAATTGTCGTAGATGGTATGAATTTTTCAAAGCACAAGAACTATACCCAGAAATTTGGAATATTTTTAGTGATGAAAGAACTGGATACGCCGAAGGCGATACAATTGAGAACTCTAGATGGTTTCATATCAATAGATTTGAGAATGGATCACAGACTTTTGAGAGTGGCACTGTAACTCCAAATAATAATGCTATGCTTGGTGATAGTGGATATAAACTTCATAGTTGGAATGCTTCTAATGAAAAACAACCTGCTTCCGCTATTCTTCCAGTATATTACAAAGCAAGTGATAGAGATATATTTTATGAAAATCCACAACCAGATGAATATTCATTTGGTTGTATGAAGAAAAGTTCTAATGGTAGAATTGATTTTACTTTTACGGATAATAATGGTTGGGATTCTGCTTTTATGGATATGTTATTAGAAAACGCAACAGTGTCAAACATATTAAGTTTAAGAAAACTTGGTTTTGATATGCATTTTTCAGCACCCGGAATGTGTTATGTTTTACCATATGCTGGTTGGTCAACGCAAGCAAATAGTTATAGTGAAGAAACTCGTTCTGGTTATACAGAATATGGAATTTATGATCTTCATTCGGGATATAGAACCGCTGGCAGTGATCTTGGGTCAAACACACTTAACTCACAATTATATCGTAATAAATTATATATTGGTGCTGATTCACCATTGGTAGAATATGATGGAACAAATTTCACTATAAGCGGTTTACATACACCAATCAATAAAGGTAATAGTAATATTGCGAATAATATTTTTAATGCTTCAATGCCACAGTTTGGTGCTACTGGTGGTGATACAGAAGGTGGTGATCAAGTATATGTTATTAATCCAAAAGAACTTTGGAATGATTGGACGCCAGCAAGAAAACCTTATAGACCAAATGCCATAAAATCTGCATCTGGTGGTGAACCAGCCGCAAATATAGCAAGGTTAAATGATAATTTAGAAGCGTGGACAATCTACGATTCTTTGTGTGGTATATTTATTTCTGATATCAATTTAACAGAAAGTGAATGGAAAGGTTCTCTGTGGGATATTCTTGGATTTTCATACAATCAATTTAATAGTAATACGAATAGTAGATTAAGTAGAATTAATAATACAAATCTTAATGATTTATCAATCATAACTACAAATGCCGAAGTTAATCAAGGAGATAGTAAGGTTTATATTCAAAATTTATGGGGAGCACCATTGTATAATAATATGATTGGTGGTGGTGGAACAATATACGATGTTTTAGTGAATTATTATCCAGAAATCAAACAAAAAACAACATCTGTTAAAATTACAGCTGATAATTTACCAATTAGAATGATAAGGGGTTATTATACTATTCGCTCAAATATTTTACAAGAAACACCTTTTATCGGTGGTAAAGTAAATAATACAAATATGCCGATTATCGGTATAGTTGATAAAATAAATGGAGACGGAGATTTCTATTTTAGTCAAGAATCATCTTTACAATTTACTGTGACTAAACCTTTGAGATTAGCAAGTATAACCTGTTCACTACATGATCCAGATGGTTCATATGCGAGATGTACTGACCAATCAGCGGTTCTTTTTAAAATAGAGAAAACCAGAAATCTTACATTTGATATCGCACAAGAATTATTAGAAGAACAATTACAACAAAAAAAATAAATAAACAAATTAAAATATTTATTTAAATATATATAAAATGCTAAAGCACGATTGTAAAAAACTACTCCAAGAAAAACATAGATTAGATCTTTATCAGTTTGTAAGAAAAGAAATATTGGAACTCAAAGAAGATTTAGTAGAAGATATTACAGCTGAAATGATTGTAGAAAATATACTTTCTAAGCACAGCATACTACGTTAAGCAAGGGTAAAATAATTTCTATCAACTAAATACATATAGCGTTCAGGAAACTTCTTTTTAAAATCATCAATTCTATTTTGTTTTTCATAATATTTATAATGTGTTTTAAATTTAATGAATTCTTTATTGTTTTCATATGTTTGTTGTTTTAGATGTTTATTGTTATGATAATGTTCCTTTGCTCTTTGTCTATTTTTTGTTTTAAACTCTTCTGTATCTTTAATTAATTGATATTTTTCCTTTTGTTTTTCACGTGTCTGCTTATATAACTTTAAAATATGCTGAACTTTAACATCATCATAATTACCCGACGCTACTTCGTTATACATTTTTTATAATTATACATAGAAATTATTTAAGTATTTTTTTAAGAATATCTTTCATTTCATCTGAAACTTCAATCTTTAATTTATTTTCATCTTTTGCGAATTGTAATTTATCAATCGTATTTTCACCATGCTGAATACATATCATTACTTTTGATACATCTGTTATACCAACTTTACTTTCGTGTCCTGCGAATAACTGTGCTCCTTCACCACGTGAACCATCTGAAAATTTACAAGATGCTCGCCACCACTTAACTGTTCCCATCAAGGACGCTTCGTGTATGAGTCGCTTATTGTTCCCACAATCTATAGCGTGAACATCAAAATCTCTATCACACATACAAAAAATCATCTTATCAGAACCGACACAAGCAAACTTATTCATTTTAAGAACAGAATAACTATATGATATAGCAGTCGGTAAATATACATCATCACTATCAAAAAACATCCATATCTTTGTTTTACACGCTTTAACTAAATCATTTCTTTTCTTTCCAATACTTCTTCTCGGTTTCCCAGTAATATATTCTACTTTGATTGGATTTAAAATATCTTTAACTTCTTGTAAGTTTTTAATGAACCGTTCATCAACATTTTCTGTATCATCGTCAATTAAAAGACGAAGATTTTCATGGGGGTAATCTTGTGATTTAAGGTTCATTAAAACCAAAGGCAAAAATTCTGAGCGTTTCCACACAGGCATCAGTATAGTTATTTCGGGAAGACTCGCTACTTCGTTAAACATTTATATTAATCAAATAAAAAAAATTTACCAACCAAACCATCCGCGTTGATTTTCTTTTTCGGGACGATTATTATCTAATATTTCATATTTATCAACTGCTTCGTCTTGTGGTTCAGATTCTTGTTCTTTAATCTGTTCTCTAATTTCAAGTTTCCGAATATAATTCTTAATGTGCATGATATCTACTTTTAATTCTTGGATATCATCTTTGATAGTCTCAATTGGTTTTCTTCCTTCTAATGTTTTATCGAAATCAGCGATTACTTTGCGACTGAAAGTATTATCAGACATTATTAATATCTTATAGAATTTAAAAATTACATCGAAAAAATAATTGTAAATATACCCTTTCATAATGTTTATTATAAATAATATAATTTTTTATTACATATAATAAATATGTCTGATACTCCTTGTTGGTCAGATGAAGTAGAAATACTTTTAAAGGAATGGGCGGAAAAAGCATCTTGTTGGAGATGGTTATATGGAAGAAGTGAGAAAAAATACAGATATAAATATTATTGTTTTAGCATACCAGTCATCATATTATCAACTTTGACTGGGACAGCTAATTTTGGTATGGATTCATATGTTCCAGAAAGTAGTAAACAATTTGCAACTGCTATTGTCGGTGGTCTCAATTTATTTGCTGGTGTTTTATCTACATTACAGAATTTTCTAAAGGTGGCAGAAAATATGGAATCATCAAGATCTTGTTGTGTTTCGTGGTCTAAATTACAAAGAAGTATTCAAATAGAATTATCATTAGATCCTTCAAGGAGACAAAATTGTCATGATTTCTTAAAAATATGTCGTGCTGAATATGATAGATTAACAGAATTATCACCTGTGGTTGATGATGATATTATTGATAGTTTTAAAAGTAAATTTAAAGAGTATGAAGTTTCTAAACCATCAATCTGTAATGGTTTGGATTCAGTAAAAATTTATAAAAAACAAACTATTGGTGAATTAGAATATGTTGATGAACCAATACCAAAACCTTAATCAAAACTGATTATTATCGGTTCTTCTTCTGTCGCATAACGAATCGTTAATTTATAATTTTTCACTTGTTTAATTATTTTCTTTTCTTCTAAATCTTTCTTTACTTGCGGTGATATCAAAGGATTAAATTTTAAATTTTTCATATTTATATCTTGATTCATTAATCTACAACATCTTCTTACAGATGGAATATCTCCAAATTGCTTTATATAATCCATATCATCTATCATTGCTTGATGATTATCATAATCAGTCATCGTAATATCATAATTAATTTTACAATATCGTATTATCTTTTTACATATCTTCATCACATCTTGTTTCTCTTTAATACTTAATATCTTTTTGGGATTTTTATTCTGTAAATAATCAATTAATTGTTGTTTAGTTTTAATTTCATAAAAATTATCTTTTATTTTGAAAGTTTCATTCATACATGCGATAAATTTATCTTGTAAATCTTTCTTATTATCTTGATGTGAATGAACAATCGGTAAATCTAAATCATTAATTAAATCAATCAAATCTGTTTTACTGTGAGATTTATCTATAATCATTTTATTTAAAGAAAATATTTTATTTTTTACTCTTAAACCTTACACCCTTAGCATTACAACTATGACATAATACATTTCTCACATTTTCACAATCGGTTATACTATGGTCGTGATCTAAACACCGAGTAGTTTTTGTTCTTTTACCTTCTGTTAATTTAACTTTACATAAATCACAATATTCTGTATTAATGAAAATATCATAAAGTAAATCATAATCTGAAAATATTATCCCGTATTGCTTCCATATTTTTATTCTATGAGATTTTTTACCTGCTTCTGTTTGGTTCCATTTTTTTCTATATTCTCTCAATTTTTCTCTATTTTCTGCTTTGTATTTTTTGTTGTATTCTTTTTTATCCATATATTCACTATAATCTACAAAAATAATTTTAAATCAAATTTTTTTGTGTTTTAACACAGGATTTAATCCCCCTTTCTTTTGTCTCAAAAATAATAAATCTGGATAAGTATTCATTAAAATATCCATATCTTGATAAATTTTCTCTTGTCTATTTGGATCATACTGAGCACCGCCTTTATTCTTCTTGAAATTAGTTTTGGCTGCGTAATGGTTTAACCGAACCGATCCACCAAACAATTGATAAGACCTTATTGACCGCTCATAATCATCTATATTTGAGACATTTAATATATTCATTTGTTTATCATTGATAAAACCGAAAAAATTACCAATTATGAATTTATAATCATATGTTATTTCTTTCGCATTTTTCATAAAGAATGGATTCCCTTGAACTGGATACAACCCCCAAAGTTTTAGTGAATGCTTTGAGCATTCATCAAAACCCAGTTGAACGAGCGATTTTAAATTATTTACTGGCAAAAGTTTCTCTGTATTTTTATCATATTTTCTTATGATTTCGATATCATCATCTAATGATAATATTTTTTCACCTTGATCATAATAATCAAAGATAAATTCTCTGACATTTTTTAATCCTTTCACTGCAATAATGATATTGATTCCTTCAGGAACAACAGATTTATATTTATGATATTCTTCTTCATTTGCGACAAATAAATCAATTTCTGTCGCATTATATCCGCCATTCATCAAAACTTTGAGAGATTTTTGACAAATAGTTTCATGTCTTTGATAACTTGCGATACATATTTTAACCATAAAATTATTTTATTATGATTAATATATTAAAATGGAAGAGATAACTAATGAATTATTGAATTTTCAGTATCCAAGAAATTATCAGAGAAAAAATATAATGGATAATGATGATAAATATTATTATGGATTTGTTCTGGGTATGGTGAACAGTTGGGCTCATTCCAACGTTAAGGAAACAGGAGCAGATAAAAGATTATGTAGAAGAAACTCTTACATAAAATATCAGAAAATATTACAGTTAGCAGAGCATCTTGGTCAAAATCATAATATAGAATATACAAGCATTCAGTTTAATAAGAATTATCAATGTAAGAAGCATATTGATGGAAGAAATATTGGTGAATCAAGTATAATTGGTCTCGGGAACTATACAGGTGGAGAGTTATTGGTTTATTATGATGGTCCCGATAATCCACCAAAAAAAATTGATATCAAAGGAAAGTTTTTTAAATTTAATGGTTCAGAGTATTATCATGAAACTGCTCCGTTTGAAGGAGAACGTCATACTCTTGTATATTATTCAATTTAATGAAATACATTCATCAAAATTACATAATCTCCTTCAACCCTTTGTTTACATTTCATCTTATTAATACAATCAAAACTATTTATATAATATTTCTCTCTATCTTCTAATTGTTGTTTATTTTCACACGGATAATCTTCAATCAAG